TACCTCCTTGCTGTCGCATCTGCTCGATGTAAATATCTGTTGCGCACCTTACAATTTCCGGTTTGATTCCATCGTAATCAGTGCCTTTGTAAAAATTCTTGTCGCACGATCTTTTAATCATGTATAGGATGTCTGCAAATGTTTGTTCTTTCATTCTGCCACCCTCCTATTCCGACCAATCAAGCCTTTGCCCGCAGTGTTCACAATAATCAAACTGATAATTTTCGTCCAAACAATCAACCTGATATCCCAAAAAACTACCGCAAGAAGGGCATTCCACACACATATTTTCTGCTACATCTTCTTCAAAATCTACTCTCTTCGGCAACTGCTTTTCCAGTGCTTCGATTGTGATATTATATAGTGCTATATGTTTTTTCTTTCTTGCCTCTATTACTCTCCCGCAATTTTCAATTCCTTCTAGAGTATTAATTTCCATTCTAATAAGTTCTATCGCTTCTCTAACTTTCTTTTCGTCCATTTTCTACCTCACTCTCCTTTACGCAAACCGTAACTGATCCTGGCTATCATCAATCCGTATGTTCGGTATCCGTTCTCCAACCCTTAAATATGGACAATTTGCTTCTACTAATTTTTGCGCCATTATCGGAACCACACTATTCCCTATTCTTGCCACTTGTTTCGCGATTGGATATTTCCTCCAGTTATAATCCCGATCAATAATATAGTCTTTCGGAAATCCCTGCATTAGTTTAAGCTCCTCTGGTTTTAGCATCCTTAGAAAAATATCCTTTAGTATATACTGCTCATCTTCAATATCTAAAATAGCATTTACAAGTCCGAATCGATCTTTTGTAGTAATTGTTGCAAGCGGCTCTGTAAGCGTTTGTCCCCCTCCGGATCCGTAGTACTTAATCAGGAATGCGGATATCAGACCGAAATGTCCTGGCGATGTCGTTATTGTGTGCAAGGGATCATCGCATCCTTGACCAATTCCACTCTTGTAGAACTTTGTAATAAAAGCTGTTACTAAACCATATCTATTTGATGTATCTATTGTTTTAATCGGTTCTGTTAACACTTGCCCTCTTGCATCTCCATCTTTTGTTTCTCCATGGTATTGGATCATAAATGTGACAGCTTCTTTATTCCTCACAATATAAGGAGTTGGATTATCTAACACATATTTTCTTATTCCGTTTGCAATCCTTTTCATAGTTGCTTCTGCTAGTGGCTTCGGTCTGTCGAATATCGATTTCCCCAGATCGGACCAGTCAATATATTCTCCGCACTCCAACCACTTTGGCTGTTTATCGCTGAAATGTGTTTGATTTGGCCACACAATGTTCTTTCCGTCTCTCCGGAAAATCGCATACCATCGCTTCCGGGTAGTCGGCGCCCCGTAGTCTGCCGCAATAAGCTCCCGACAGTCAAAAATATAACCAAGACTCTGCATTGCTGTGATAAATTTCTTATAGTCTTCCCCGCGTCGTTCCTTAATCGGATGCCCGTTTTCATCAAGAGGTCCCCATTGCTGAATCTCTTCCACATTTTCCATGATAATCACATCAGGAAGAATTGCTTTTGCGTGTTTGTATACCGCCCAAGGCAAAATTCGAAGCCCTTTTTCCCTCGGTTTCCCACCTTTTGCCTTACTGTGGCTGGTGCAATCTGGACTCGCCCACATTAAAGCAACTCGCTTTCCTTGCACATATTTCTTCAAATCCACCTTGAAGATATCTTCTGTGAGATGCAATGTTTTCGGATGGTTTGTCTTGTGCATCAAAATTGCATCCGGATCATGGTTAATTGCAATATCTACTTGCCTTCCAAGTGCCATCTCTATCCCTACGCTTGCTCCGCCTCCGCCAGCGAAACAGTCGATTATCAAATCATCCATCTTTATTACCTCTTCTCCGCTACAAACTGTCCGCATCTTGCCTTCCCGCCTTTGCAAGTGCCACCATTTAACTGCTGCCATCTACAATCTGTACACTCCTCACAGATCTCTTTACATTTGTTGTGGTGGTTTAAGATGTCGCATACATATTTTTCCATCTTACATCCTGTGCATTTTTCTTCCAGAGCTTCTTCATTCAGCTGATCTGGATACTTGCAGATATTATCGCAGATATGCTCCATCATTCTGGTTGTGATTCTGTCCATTCTTGTTTCCATTTTCTAATCTTCTCCCGTCTCTTCCTTTAGTATTCTTTTCAGTTCTTCTTTTTCCTCCGGTGTCGCTCCTTTCGAGCAAGCCTCCACCAAGTCATCTATTTCCATTTTGGCCAATGCCACCATTTTATCCAACTCTTTATCAGTATTTTCCTTTCCAATCATTTTGGCCAGACTATTCCTTACTGCTTTTGTTATTATGGTGTAATCTGCTCTGACTTCCTTCACTGTTCCTTCTATTTTTATATTTCCTTCTTTGATCCAAATCATTCTCTTTCTCCTTCCATATCCTCTTATCGGCTTCTGCCCGGAAAGAGCCACACGGCTCTTCCCACCAGTCTGGCTCTTCTCATTTTATTTCTGCAATTATTTTTCGGATACTTTCTGCAACCCGTTCTGCTTTCATTTCTATTTCCTTTGCAAAGTATTTATCTCTTTCTTCTTCGCTCATTCGCGATAATTGCATTGCGTTTTGCATCTCTTCTTCGGCTCTTTCTTTTCCTATAGTTTCTTCCAGCACTTCCCTCACTGCTACCGTGATTACTCCATAATCCGCTAATGTCTCGTATAAGTCTCCTTTGATTTCTGTTGTTCCTCTTTCTGTTTTAATCATTTTTCTTTCTCCTTCTTGATTCAAATTTTGTGCATGTTTCTGCATCACATTCTCTTCTGTGACCGGTTTTCTCCAGATAGTCACATAAGACTGTGGATTGCAGTTTTACGCTGTATTTGCACTTTGCGCAGCGTTTCTTGTGTGGTGGTATATCAGACCTCACTGTTGATCTCCTTTATTGTTTTGTTTACAAATTTATTTATGATTTTTTCGATTTCTTCCTGGGCTTTTACCTCTTCCGCAGAGAGAGCAAAGTCCATTCTCGCTCGCATCAGGTGCATTAATACCAATCTCTGCCAGGGCTTCCCCTTTTCTAATATCTTCTTTACCGCTTTGTCTCGTTTCATTTTAACTCCTTTCTGAGGGGCAGATCGCCCCTCCTCCGATAGGTTAATGAGTTACTGTGTGATATATTAAATCCTTAGATCATAAGGCTTCGTCGAGAAAATGGAATCCATCTGTCCACTTTTCCTGTTTGGGTTCCGGTGTGTTATCCACAATCCCGGTCAGGTTATCCTCCTGGAACTTTGCTCTAAACTCCTCTCGGGTGTGATCACGCTCATAAGCCTGCTGCGCGAGTCTCCTCAATATCATATCGCTTGTCTTGTTGTTGTGTACCGCCTCCGGTCCGGCGGTGTGATGCTGCACTCAGAGGTATACTTTCAATCCGGTTTCTTCGCTGTTTTGTCGATCTGCCCCAGGAAAGACATGGTGTTCCTGAACGCAAGCGTGCTTTCCGTAGTTTCCAGATAGGCAGCACAGATAACATGTTCCATCTTTCTGGTGCATGATGGATTTTGTCTTTTTTCTGGTCTTTCGCTTTTTCTCCGGCTTCGGAAACATTATTTCTGCCACTTTCCGACCTCCTTCAGATGCTCGATCAGGGCGGTGATATTGGTTTTTCCATCCGCAAAATGCTTTGTGTCCGGCTTTAAGAGATACTTTTCTTTTCCTTCACTTTCTCCTTTCCAGCTGGTGTAAGGATACTCTTTTACGATTATTGCAGTTCCGTCCGGGAGGTCGTATCGGTAAAATATTTCTTCGGTGTATGTGTTTCTGCACCATACTGGCCACTTGTGGTAATCGTTTAAAAACGCTTCCCGTTCTTCTTTATTCTTTAGGATTGGGAATGCTTCTTTGTATTCCGCTTCAATTATTTCTTCTCGAGGTTCTTCCTGCTGCTCTTCGCTCAACGTTTGATGCTCCGGGAAAGGCTCTTCGGTTATTCCTTCTACCACTTCCGGATAATCGTGTATTTCCATTTGTCCCGGAATCTCTTCTTGCATTGGATTTTCAATGCTTTCCTCGGTTTTACGCAGTTCCCTGATCTCCCTTACTGTCATGTCTTTCGTGACCTGCTGCCGGGTGTCCTCTTCCAGGTAAAGCATTTCCTGCAACTGGCTCTTTCCAAACTGCTGATACTCCTCTTTTAGGTATGGACTTTCCCCGTTTTGGCTAAACAATTCGTTCATTTTCATCCATCGGCTGGCAGTGCTGCGGTGTAGGCCATATTCTTGATCCGCAAACTCCCAGATGTCTTTGTATCCGTCTGCTTTATACTCCTCTGTCCTTTGGATTTTGCGGAGATAATACCCAACCTCCACAAAAGACTCCTTGATCTTGGTGATTCCGTCTCGGATTCCGGCTTTGGTCTCCTCGTAGGTCATGTTTGCGTACCAATTACTTAACTGGCCGGTCTGCGCCTGCTGCCTACTCTTGCTGTTTAATGTGTCCAGTACATTAAATCCCATTATCTCTCCCTCCTTAGATACTCCTCGATAAACTTCTTATAATCCTGGGTGGCTCCGCACCGGGAAGAGTACTGCGTTACCGGCACTTGGCAGAGCGTTGCATCCTTTGCCTGCCGGGAATGCCGTATTTTTATGCTAAAGATTCGTTTGCCATATTCTTTCCGCAGCCATTCTTCGGCTTGCAGTGCTGCCTCGGTCTTTTCAAAATCCGTGATCAAGATTCCGGTGAGATTGGCTTTGCAGTTAATCTCTGTGATGTTTTGGATCTGACTCATCATTTCCACCATTCCATCCAGGGAGTAATTGTCCAGATTGATCGGAATTATTATCTCGTCTGATGCGATCAGCGCGTTTACCACGTTCATTCCGATATCAGGTGGGTTATCAATGATGCAGCGCTCATATCCCACTAACTCGGATAGTGCCTTTTGATACCGGCCATGTTGTGCTACGTTTCCGAGTAACACTTCTTTTTCTGCTTTCTCCATGTAGATGTTGCATGGTATGATGTCTATGCATGGATTTTCGGTGTGCAGGATGTTTCCTCGGGTTTTCCCGGTCAAAAGCATGACGGAGCTTCCGATCATGCGCTCCGGAGTGTATCTTTTAAATGCCTGGGAGAGATTTCCTTGCTTATCGTTGTCAATCCCCAGTACCCTCTCTTTCCTGGAGAGGAGTTCGATCATGGCCACACTGGTGGTCGTCTTTCCAGTGCCGCCTTTTAAATTTACGATGCTTGTAATTTTCATCTGTTCTCCTCCACCTTTCTAATGATTTCGTCTGCCACTTCGTCCAATCCTGCATTTCTGAGGATTTCCGCTACCGCCTCAACCGATATATATTGTCCTCTTGCTTTGGTGTTTTCCTCGTCAATCTGACTTAGGATTTCAAAATTCAAGTCTACATCGCACGTTTCCTTGAGTTCTGCTGCATAGTCGCTTACTTTTACATAGCTCCCTCCAAAGCGGTCCAGTTCCAGGCAGTCGGCGCAGACTCTGTTTAATTCCTTTTCAAAGTCTCCGATTCTCTTCTTTCTCCACCCGTATTTGTCATACAACGTCCAAAGAGTGGTTGTTTTGATCGTGGATACGATCCGCGTTGCAAGCATGTTATAAAGTTCTCTCATGCCGTCATAGCTTTTCATCGCAAGAGGTAATTCCAGGATTCCCCTTGCTTTCATATCGCTTTCCAACGCTTCGATTCCTTTTTCTTTGGCTACGCTAAGCGCGTAAGCCATACCTTCTCGTCTGAGCCTTTCTTCTTTCTTCATCGTGCTTTCTCCTCTTTTCCTCTTGTTTTCGGTCATAATCTGTCTCGTACAGATACTCATGACCATTATGATAAAAGTAGTAGGTGGTATCCCCTACCTGCTTCTCTCCTATGCATCTGCCTTTGTCAGCTCC